TCAACGGCTGCGGCGTAGCGCTGCATCTTTGCGGAGTGTTCGATCTCGCTCTCGTCGTTGACGCGCGCATTGATCCAGTACAGGTCTGCATCGGTGACAAAGGTGCCGCCGTAGTAGCGCTCTCGCGCCCAGTGAATGCTCTTGCCGAACTGCGGCATCAGATTGAATAGCGCGTTGAGTTTGACGCCGAGCTTCAGCGACCAAGCCGCACAGGCTTGCTGGAACTCTCGCTGTTCAGTGGGAACTCCGCGATGCTCACTCGCAGTACGCCTCTGCCGAGCGGCGCGAGTTGAGAGAACGCGGCTGGGCTTAGGTCGATTGCTCTGCTCTGACTTGTCCACGGTTGTTTCAGATGCCTCCTACAGAGACCGGCGCACTCATCCCTGACCGTGACGGTCACACAGCGAGTGGGCTGGTCTGTCCTACAGACTCGTACTCTATACGGTTTCGCGTAATAAGAGAAGGAGGCGACAGCGGCATACCAGACGAGCTCGCCGCCACGGCCACCTTGCGCCTTGGACAGGTACGGCGTGCAGGTGTCCACGCGCCCAAAGTTGGTCACGCCTTTAGGGCAGCGAGCGCCATACCAGGTGGCGACTCCCTCGGTAGGGATGCCGTGCGGTGTCAGGCTCGGTCCTCCTGAGCCAGTCAGGAGAGTCAGCCCCAGCAGGAGCGAGACTACTTGAGCCATACCGTGACATAGCCTTCCAAGACAGGAAGGTTGCCACGCTCCTCAAGCCACTGCCGCACGAGCGCACCCTTGCCCTCGGTCGGAGTGATGCAGTCATCCACCGCGATGATGCAGTCTGCTGGTAGTCGGTCATAGATTGCTTGCAGCTCGCGGAGGTGATGCTCTGCCGCGTCTAGGCTGCCAGTCTTGTAGTCGAATGAGTCCAAGTAGAGCAGCGAGATTGACGATGCGTTGCCAAAGTGACGCAGGAAGTCGACCGAGTCGCCAACGGTGACGCGAGCACTCGGAGCCAGTGCGCGTGCGGTGTTGACATTGTCTGGGTTGATGTCGACTGAGTAGGCGAAGCCGTCCAACTGCCCTGCAAGCCACGACCAGACCACGGTGCTCTGGCCGTCGCCGTTCCAGTTGTTCTCCTGCCGAGCGCAGCCGGTCTCAACGATGAGGGTGGGCTGGCTGAAGGATCGTGCGATGAGGATGTCGGCAATGAAGGTGAACGCCGACCAGCGGCGGCTCTCTCCGAGATGTGGCGCGAAGGTCTTGGCGAACCCTGCGCGAAGCAGGGTCACCTCTTCCCTAGTCACGGTTCAGCAGCTCCACGAAGTCATCAAAGTCGAGCACGATCATCGTGCGGCGCTTCGTACCGGCTCCAGGTGCGTCACCTACGACGAGCGCAGAGATCTGACTGCTGTTGCCCTTGACCGATCGGAGCCAGCCGTCGTAGCGCTCCGAGTAGGAGCCGTTGCCGACCTTGCACTGGATGACGATCCAGTCGGACATCACATCGGTCTTGCCGCCGTACTGACCGACACGCACGCCGCCGATCTTCTCGGCAACCTCACGCTCAAACGAGTTGCCCTTATTGCGTGCGCGCTTGCCGCGCTTCGCCTTCTCTTTGTTCTGCTCGTCAATGTCTAGGTCGCTCATCTTGCTCACTTCTGTACCAGCCTTCCTAGCCGTGCGTGTCCGCCGTCGGACAGCGTGAACACGGACTGTTGCAGTTCTAGGTGACCTGCCTTGTACAAGTCTGCAATGGTTGCGCGGTTGAAGATGTGTTCGTTGAGGAAGAACCAGCCATCCGGCGCAACAGCGTCCGTGTAGCGAATGCTCAACTTGGCGAACTGGCGACCGATCTTTGGGTCGTAGCACCACGCATCTGCGCCCTCTTGCACACAGCGGATGCCCTCATCCAGCTCAGGGGTGAGGATCTCGATGTGACTCATTTCACGCACGCCTTGTGCCGCCACTCAAAGCGACGGCCCTTCTCGTGGATCACGAGTACGCGCGTGCCAGGGAACACCTGCCGCTTAGGGTCGGTGTAGTCAATCACCTTGCCGCAGTCGGTGCAGTTGGTCACCGTCCATACCGGCGGCTTGGCTGCTCCTGCGCGCTTGGTCTTTACGCCTGCCACTGCAATGCCCTCCAGATCCAGACCACTGTCGCTGCCGTGGTGAGCAGGTAGATCATTGACGGCGCGATTCCTACGCCGCGCTTGACGCTCATTGGCAGACTAGCGAATACCACCAGAAAGAGCGCGGTGTTGATGACCATCAGGGTGATTCCCAGATAGGCGAAGCCGCTCATAGGTCGCACAGCCCTGAGAGTAGCGCCATCCGATCCGTTGCCAGATCAATCGCTCCCTCAATGCTGTCCGCCTGGAAAGTGAGTTCCGACCCAGCCGAGTCGATGAGCACCACCGTCCAGAGTGCTGGCTCACCGACTCGAACTAGGCCGTCGTAGTGATAGCCGAGCTGCGCCGCTCGTGTCTCTAGTTCCGTTAGCGCGATATTGCTCACGATTCCTCCTGTGTGGATGCCGACCACTTGCCGTTATCCACCATATGCCGCTTCAGGATTGCGTAGGACTCCTCCGCTGTCAAGAGGGTGGTGTCAATCTCCAAGTCGTACTCGGTCTGCAGATAGCCGTGCTCGGTCACATCGGCGGCTCCTTGCAGCACGCCACGGCGCTGCGTCCGAGCCTCTGCGGAGGCGAACACACGGACGATGGTGATGCCAGGGATGTTCTGCCGGAGGTAATGCGCCTCTAGTGGCAGCCGCACATCGTCAACGGCAATGAGGCGGTTGTAGCCCTCTAGGCGCTGATAGGCGGCGTACCAGGCATTGATCCAGAAGTAAGCATCCAGTTCGCGCAGCTGCGCGCCGATGTCTTGCAAGATCTCGCGGCCAGATGTCTTGACATCCAAGCCCAGCCTGCGTTGGGTGTAGTGCTTGGTCTTGTCGAAGTCCTCACCGTAGCCAAGCGCCGCAACCTCTCGGATGCTCTGGGCGATTGGTAGCACGATGTAGGGAGTGTTGCGGCGATGCTCCAGCATCTCGGCCAGTGTGCTCTTGCCGGAACCCTGTGGTCCGACGAATGCGATGTGTGCCTTCACGCGATCCTCCTTCCGTGGGCGATTGGCAAGAAGCCAACGCTCTTGATGACCTTCTCAGTGTTCTCAAACTGAGTGGTTGCCGGCATTAGCCGCTGTTCCCAGACTGGCTCTCCGACCTTCTCCAGATCGAATCCCCAGATCCCCTCTGGAGTAGAGCAGATGTACACAGCCCTGCGACCCTGCGTTGCAGCGGCTGAGAGGAGACGCTTGTACTTGCTCTCCTCAATGAGCATTGAGTCGTAGTGCGTTTCTCGGCATTTCAGTTCAGCGTAATAGGCAACCTCACCAACCTTGGTGTCGTAGGTAAAGGTCACATCCCAGCTACTGAACTCATCAGCCACCTTCTCGCAATCAGCAAAGTGATTGTCTTTGAGATAGGCGCAGAGTTCTGCTTCGGTCACTTGTTTACCCTCCTGACATATTCGATCCACTGATAAACGCGCTGTGGATAGCGCTCCAGGAATCCGACGGCTCGGTTGCACGGTCCGCAGAGCAGCGCCCTGACGCACTTGCCGCACGAGATCGGCGCTCCCTTTGTCCTCCGAGTACCCAGCCCTTCGTACTGGCAGCAGCGTGGATCGTGATCGACCGTCACCGCTCGCGGCTCACCGAAGCGCAACGGCTCCTTGCACGCACCGCACCGGTCAGCCTGTGCCAGCCGTAAGGCCGTGTACTGCTCCATCGTCATCCGATGGTTGTAGAGCGTGTACTTGAGCACCCTCATTGCTCGCTCTTCTGGAGTCTCCTTGGCTCGTCGCTCTCTCTGCAAGAGTGTCCGAGCTGAAGGGTTCTCCACTCGTACCCTCATTAGCGCTTGACTCCAAGAATCTCGTTCAGCGGCGTGAGCCGTCCAGAGCCAGAGCGCTTAGGGGATATAGGGGTTCTATTCTCTTCTCTCTCTCCTTCTCTTTCTCTGTCCGTCAACCTACCCCTCTTTTGATCTCGGTACTTTTGTCCACGAGAGGTCGAGGTGGGGTCGACTTGATATCGAGAATAGTTCGACACGGCGATGACTCCGTCTCCAGATTCCGTCAGCAGACCACTTTTCAACAGCCCTTCCACACCCCTAAAGAGGCGTGCGCCGATGACTGTTTTGAGGTGCTGCCGATTCTTGAACACTCCGCCGGAGCGCAGCAGCTTCACCTCACCGATGATCGTGATGAACGCGCGGAACTGCGTATCAGTCAGCGCCGAGATCTCTGCGTCTCGATGTGCGTTTGCTACCCACTTGAACCAAACCATCTAGTCCTCCGTCTGTGTTAGTGGCTGGGAGAGGTGGAGGTCACCAGTCTCTCCCAGCCGTAGATGATGCGACGAGCAGCGTATTCAGCCACCGCTCGCCGCGTTGATTAGAAGGGCAAGTCCTCAATGCTGGTCTCAGTGCGCTCAGGCTCACCAGTTGGTGCCTGCTGCTGTGCATTGACCCAGGCAATGCTTGGCTTGCGCTTGCAGAACTGGCCGTCAGTCTTGCCGCCGCAGGCGTAGAAGGCGTTGTACGCCTTGCCAGCCTTGCTGACCCCTGCCGGCTTGAACTGCCAGGCGGTGCGGTGATCTGGGCACTCGCCCTCCGCGAACAGCATTGCGGCTGCTACGGCGACATCCGTGCTCAGAACCGAAGGCTGAGAAGCCTTCACAGAATCAACGGAGACCGCCCTAGGAGCCACGGAGAGGCTCGTTCCAGTGCCAGAGGCATATAGTGCCCTCCCCACGGATAGTTGGGCTGCACAGCGACGCAGGGCATCTGACGCGGCTGACTTGTACGGCTCGTCATCCTGAGCGCTGTTTGGGTAACCGAAGTCCTGTCGGACGGTGGTCACGCCATCGATCACGGCGATCAGTGTGCCGTGGACTACCTTGGCGGCAGCGTCTGCCACCTTGACCTCAAACTGCCAGCCAGCCAGACCGAGCACATCGTCAAGGCGCTGAGCTACGGCTCGCGCATCGGCGTAGGTGAAGGTCATTCCGCCGCGCCCTGGGCGCTGCTTTAGGTCTGTGCCGGTAAAGGGTGCGGCCAGTGCCGCTGCGATTTGCTTACTCATTCTCTGGTCCTCCAATGGTCTCTACAGGTAGCAGTTTCTCCGCCACCAGATTTAGTGAACTTGCCTTGGCAATGTGTCCGCTCTCGAATACGGTTCCCTCCTTCACTTCTGTTGCCAGATACAGATACTGGCTCTTATCCATCACTCCGAGCAGCCACGCGCGCTGAAATCGTGTAGCGCTGGGTGCGCCATTCCGATCCTCACCGAACGCGAGCTGCAAGTGAACGAATGCGTAATAGTCCACCGCTTGGTGGTCTCGGATGTAGTCAAAGACGCTCACCTCAACATCGTCGCCAGCCGGTCGGCTCCACGCCTTGGTCTTGACATCGACCTTGAGACCGCAGACTTCGTAGTCGTGCGTCGTGCGATTGACTGGCAGGTAGGGCATCTTGCAATCTCGGAGCACTTGCTCAAAGACGGCCTGACCTAGCACGCCAGTCCAGGTCGTGTTGCCTGTCGCCTTCTCCTTGCGGAACCGCAAGCCGTTGCTGGACTGCGCCTCCAGGAACATCTCCTCTGCGCGGATGATCAGCGCAGGTGTGATCGGAACCTCAATCACGCATCACCATCCTTGCCGTGAACGCGGAACACGCGCGCACCTGGCTTCTCTGCGGTGAAGCGCTTGATGGCTTCGCCGTAGGTGTCTGGCGCAACGGTGCGGAGGACATCCGCGATGCTCTCCCAGTCCACCTTGACGCTGCTCTTGTTCTGCTTCCAAGTGGCCAGCCAGCCCTGACCCTTCACGCCTTCGCCCTCACCGATGGCTTCCTTGATGGCGATTGCCATCTCCTTGAGTGCAGCATCGGCAGCCTCTGCCTCAGCCTTCGCCTCAATGTAGAGCCGAGCGATGTGATCTAGCTGCGGATCAGCCACGGCGTAGGTGTTGTTGCTCTGCGGCTTGACTTCAGCGAGCGTGTCGCTGTCGTTGCCGGTCAGAGGTGGCGGAGTCTTGGTCTTGACCAAGTCCAGGAACGCTACGGCCTTATCGAACAGGAGTGTCTGGTAGATCGGATCAGCCTCAACGCGCTCAATGCGGAACACCAAGCCAGAGAGCAGCACGGCAACATCGCAGTACGACGCGCCAGTGATAAACATCTGCCACTGCACCTGGTCGACATACTCAGGTGGCACTGGGTACAACTGCCAGCGGCTGCTGGTTGAGGTCTTGATTTCTACGAGACCGTCGGTGTCGCCAATGATGGTGCGGTCCAACGAAGCCATCGCCCAAGGATGCTCCTTGAGGCGCACGATGCCATTTGACTTTCGCAGCTTCTTGCCAGTCTCCGCCGTGTAGTAGTCAGCGACTGCCTGCTCTAGCAACTGCCCACGCTGGGCGGCTGCACCAGCAGCCTGCTCACCGACCTGACCAGTCAACTCTGCCCAGAGTCGGTATGCGGTCTTGTACGGCGATGTGCCGTTGATGGCCGTGATGCCGGTGGCGGTGATGCCGCCCTTCCGCATCTCGAACCACTCAGGGCTGCGCTGTGGCGCAGCGGAAAAGATAAAGCGCTTGCTCACTTGACCACCTCCCAGATAACTACCGCGATGATCCAAGCCACCATCAATGCGATGGTGAACTTGGCGCGCTCTCTCGTTCGCTCTCGGCGCTCTAGACGCTGGTACTCCGATGTGAAGTACGGCCGCACTACCATCTTGGGCGTGCTCTTACGATTGACTTTCACAGTGACCCTCCTACTACCAACACGATGTAGATGCACGCGATGAAGATCGCGTAGCCGATACCGTCCAAGATTGCTGCACGCATTAGCGCACCGCCTTCAAGGTGATGTTGTTGTTGACGCACTTGACCTTGTAGATGATTGGGTTCATCTGGTAAGCGGTCACGCGAACCTTGCCAGTGAAGTTCTGGCCGTTCGATGAGCTGAATCGGAAGCCCTCACCCAGGAGGGTGATGACTGCTGCCGGATAGTTCTCGCGAACGATGCGGCTGACGATTGCCATTGCGATGTTGCCCTGCATTTTGACCTCCTATGTCAGTCCAACCGTCTGGCTGGTTTCCTCCTGACAAGGTCAGTATAGGGTCAACGGTTCGCGCCTGTCAACCGTGTTGCGTGAGTATCTTTTATGCAGGGTGTATAGCCCCTGGGTGGGGAGGGTCCACCCAGGGGAAGCCGCCTAGGACGGCTGAGACAAGTCCTCTAGAGCGAAGGTGATGAGGAGCCTGAGGCAGATGCCACAGAGGAGCACCTGCTCAGACTCGACCTCCCAGACCCTGCTCTGTAGCTCACAGACCGAGCAAGTGCCGTAGGGGCGCTTGACTCGGACTGGCATTGCTAGTTGCGCTTGAGGCCGTATGCGCCGTTATCACGGTCAAGCGCCTTGACCACGATGCCCAGCCCAGAGGCGAGACCGGCGGAGACGATGGTGCGGAAATCGCCACCCTGGATGTCCAAGAGTGGGATGCCCAGACCGAGCGCCACCGAGATGCTGACCGTGAGGAAGGTGCGGACAAAGTCCAGCGCGATCTCATCGATCTGCGTGTTCGCGGCGACATACTTGATACCTGCCCAGATGCGGTTCATACCCTTCTCCTTGCTAGTCGCAGCGGCTGCTGCATTGATGACGGCGAGACCGTCTGCGGCGATTGCGCCCCAGTCAGCCTTGCCGATCTGATCCAACTGCGCCTGTACAGCGTCAGGTGTCTTAGTACCAGATTGTACTTTGCGCGCCTCCTGGGGCTCCTGAGGTGCCTCTACGGCGATTTTAGGAGCAGGTGCTGGCGTAGGTGCAACAGGCACAACTGGCGTAGTGGCAACTGGCGCGGCTGCTGGCGCAGGCGCGGCTGCCTTCTTGCCTGGGTGCGTCACGATGAGGAGCGCTTTGTAGTCAGCCTTCAACTTGCCAGCCTTTACCTTGCTGTTGGCGATCTGGCGGAGCTGCGCCTCAGTGACCGGCACGCCGTACTTCTCGGCAGCGACCTTCTCGTCGCGCGTCGGACACGCCCACTGCCAGCCGTCAACATCGTCATAGCCAGCGCTGGTCATATGGCCATAGCCCAACTTGATCTTCTCTGGCTTCTCCTTGGACCACCACTTGTGCCATCGGTCGTGCCACGCGCTGATCTTCACGCCTGCTGGGTAGTCCACTGCCTGCTGCACCCAGACCATCAGCGCCGCGCCACCCTTGGCGGCTGCGACTGCGTCCTCCCACGACTTGGCATATCGAGCCTTGCCACCTAAGTGCGCGATGACCTTGACTGCCTCTGGCAGGGAGCCACCGTTATCGGACACGCCCTGCTTGTCTACGCGCTTGAGTGCAGCCTTCTGGGCTGCCACGCCCTGAGCGGCGCTGTAGTCCACGGTGTAGCCAGAAGCCCACGAGACTGCGGCGGCGCAGGATGACCAGGTGCAGTCATCTAGGATCTGCTTCGCGCCCTTCTGCTGCGCCTCAGCGTCGGAATAGAGCTGCGACTTGACCTTGTACTTCACGCGCCTACCTCCTGCTTGATCAGCACCGCGAGTGCGCGACCGGCTGCGTCGTAGTCCAGAGCAGCGCTGACTGGGTGCCCAGCGGTCACGCCGACGGCGTACTCTTTGCCGTCGTTCTCAATGCGCCAGAGCGTGCCACCGAAGGCGGTGTGATTGTCGTTCGGTACGACTGCGACCCACTCCATCGGCGCGGTGTCAACGCGCGTCCAGCCCTGTAGGTGTACCTGTTCGATGTGGTCGGTGTGTGCCATTACTCCTCCATCCACCTAAGTGGTCCAGTCAGCAGCCAGATCAGCGTCAGTCCGCCGAAGAGTGCCGCCATAGTTGATTGGGTCTCGCCTTCTGGTAGTACCACGACAGCAAAGAGCAAGCCGAGAATCGTCCACGCTCCACCTACGAGATCAACGATGATGCGCTTGATCACTTGGTCACCTTTCTCGCCGCAGCCGCAGCGCTTGATGCCGCAGCTACGGCCGCACTCGCCACCTGGCTGATGACGATTGCGACTGCCACCGGCGCGGCTTTCTTCTTCTCTTCTGGCGAGAGATCCTTGCCGAGATTGGCGAACTTGCCAACGACGGCGCTGACTGCTTCGCCAACTGCGGCGACAGTTTGTTCTGCAATGTTATCTGGTGACGGTGATGGTTCAGGTGTCGGAGCCACACTCGGCTCTACTGATGGCTCCAGAGATGGAGAAGGTAGAGGAGAGGGATCAGGAGATACGGACTCTGTCGCACTAGGAACTGGCGAAGGCTTGGGCGTGGGCGACGGCTGGGGTGTGGGAGTCGGTGATGGGATCGGCGTTGGTGATGGCTCATACGAGACCTCCACGCTAGGAGACGGCGACGGCTCAACAGACGGCGACGGCTCAATGCTTGGCTCAATAGATGGTGACGGTTCTGGCGATGGCTCTGGTGACGGTTCCACACTTGGCTCTGGACTTGGCTCTAGCGACGGAGATGGTTCTGGAGTTGGTAGCGCGCTAGTAGTCAGCCACTCGGTCGGCACTACGCCATAGCCGAGAGTTGGTGCGCCGTACCAGAGACGCGCACACGCGCCACCGCCCCACTCGAACATCCAGATGTCGAGCGCGTAGGACTGACCTGCGACGAGCTGCGAGTAGCCTTCATTGGGTCCTGACCAGTGACCGCCGCAGCCGTGGAAGTTCCAGTCATCAAGCGTCAGCACGCCGTCTAGCGTCATCCTCCAGCCATCGTCGCTCCAGTTGAGGAACTCCCACTGGCCGCTCTCTGGCACGGTCAGCCAGCCTGTGAAGTTCACAAGGAAGAAGTCGCCTGGGCAGCCCTCTGCCGGTGGAGCGCCGCCCCAGTCGTAGTCGATGTTTGGCACGACGGCGGAGTAGCAGACTGGCAGGTCTGGCGTGGTCTCCCACGGAATGAGTCCAAGCGGTGAGCCGTCGTAGACGGTCATCGTCACGCCCTGCTGCGGCAGATCCTCAGCGCGCACGATGGGCAGGAAGATGAGCGTGCTGAAGATGATCCCCAGAAGTGGGAACGCGGCGCGCTTCACTTAGCGAGCAGCGATGCGAGTAGCGGCACAAGTACGCTGAACAACAGCGCACCGATAGCCACTAGTCCTCCTTTGAGTTTGTCCACATCTGAGCGCACCTGGTCGAGCTTCGCTGAATGCGAGTCCAGTCGCTCAATCAGTTGGTCAATCTGGCGTGGGGTCATCGTGACTCCAGCGCGGCAAGACGCTCCTCAAGATCGTTGACTCGATGTAGCAGAGCGGCGATGAGGACGCGCTCGTCGTAGCCGTCTGGCAATCCTTCGCCGTCATAGGTCACGGCGCAGCCAAGCCCAGCCTCCACAATCTCTTCGGCGATAAGTCCGAGCGTGTGCTTGCCGCTCGGCACAACATTACCTTCAGCATCTTTCTCCAAGGCTTCGTAGTGGACGGCTCGCAGGCGCTTGGCGGCTGCCAGAACTGCGTCGTCAGCCTCAACGATGTTCGTCTTGACACGGCGCGTGGATGAGTCACGGCGTAGGCCGTATGTGCTGCCGCTGATAAGCACCCAGCGCGCGCTGTTTGTGGTTGCGGTGGTGGTGTTTGGGATTGCAAAGAGTTCACCGTTGCCACTGATCGGAACGGTAGTGTCGGCTCCAGTCAATCCAACATCGCCGCCGCCAGTCGCGTCGAACGCCACGCCGGTAGTTGATGCGTTGTAGTCCGTTGCGGTGACG